GGTTGATGCTGAGTCACCAATTTTGTTCGTGACCTTTATTGGAATGTTTGTGGTCACAGTTGAATCATCGTTGAATCCAATTGCTCCTGGTGAAATCAAAACTGTTTCTGCACCAGTTGTTATGACTTCTGCAATTACTCCTGCGTCAGCGGTAGGATCAGTGCCTTCTGCTCTAGTGGCATCTGCATCTCTGGCTTGATCGCTGACATAAACACGAACACGTGCCGCATGTGAAGTCTGCACTTTGTAGAGAGCATAACCTATGTAACCTGTGATATCTATGTCTGTGGTACTACCGTCTTGTATGGCCGCTGATCCAGCCTTTGTTGTTCTAGACTGTAAACCTGCACCGCCTGTGGAAGAAACTGTGATAGTGCCATCTGAGTTTGCACTGGTTGTTATTCCAGTTCCACCTTGAATGTATAGAGATCCACCACTGGTCACATTTATACCTGCAGAATCATCTGCTGAAAATGTTATGCCGTCATTTACACTTGTGAAACTTAGATTTCCTGCGCCGTCTGTGGTCAACACTTGACCATTGGTTCCGTCGGAAGTAGGAAAAGTCAAACCCTGTATGCTGACAGATCCAGTGCCATTCCCTGTTATAGCAACATTGCCGTTGGTCACTAATGAAGTGATACTGTCACTGTTGATCTGCAGTTGATCAACTTCAACAATACCTGTGCCATTGGGTTGAATTTTTACATCGCCATTTGTGGTGTTGTTGGTCAGTAATCCGTTTAATCCTGCACCAGCCAAATCATCATATATTTCAATAAAATTTGAATTGATTTTGCCCATTGCAACTCGTAAAGAGTCACCTGTATTGGGATTTCCTGCTGTTCCTGTGTCTATTGATAATCTTGCCATATTAATTTGTACTGATATTTATTAAATATTTCTGGAGCAACAATGTTCGTAGAAACACTCAAAACACTCCGACTTTATGAACGCCAAAGCAAACTTGGCATATATCATTCCTTCAAACGAAAAAGCACTGTTTATGTTTTTAAATGTGATTGCTGTGGTGTAATTTTCCTTCGTGCTAGAGCCAAAATAGATCCTGTAAGAGCCACCAACGACTACAAGCATGTCTGTCCAAACTGTGATTCAAAAAAGTTTGCTCAGCGAGTGGGAGTCAAAATGCGTAACATCTACAAACTAGATGCCAGTTCTACTAAATTCCTTTAAACAGGCTGAATTGAAAATTTAAAAAAATCCAACGGATTTCTCTGATCATCTACGAACTTTTTTAGTTCTGCATAATGAGCACCGTATAAATTGTTTTTGCTGAAATTTACATAGCCTGGCAGAAGATTATTACCTTTGATATATTCTTTTCTATTGATCAAATAAAAATTACTTTTGGGAAATCTTCTAGTGATTTGAGTCAATTGATAAAGCCATTCATATTTTAAATAGGCTTTCATGTTCATTCTTGTGGGATAATTTTTGGTGTTTTTGTAGATATTATTTTGTTTTCGTGATGGCATATTGGTTTTGACTGCCCATTGTTCAGCACCCAACATGTCAAATGCAATCATAAAAATGTGTTTGAATTTTTTTTCAGCCGCATCAAGCACTGCACTCATTCCTGTGCCTCGAGCCAGTGATAGATCCAATGTTCTCATTTCACCTGTCTTGTTGTTGCCACCTATCCAAAATCTATAAAGTTGTAGACCTTTTGGCATCATGTTTTTTTTATCACCTTCGTTGAGATAGTTCCAATCACTGAACTGATGTCTGCCAATTATTTCTGCTGGAAAAGGATTTGCTTGTTTGGCTTCCACAATTTCATCGTACATGCCTTTGTCCACTGCAAAAATTTTATCACATAGATCTGGATAATCACGGTAAATGGCATTGCAACCATATATTGTTCCTTTGTTTTTTAATGCATTTAAATTGCCAAAGATATTTCTACTTTCACCGTTGCCAATAACAAAACAGGTCTCGTTGGTTATAGACATTTTTATTGCTAAACTCCAAAACTTTCACCACATCCACAACCAGCAGTGGCATTGGGATTTGAAATTTCAAACTGTGAACCAAAAACTTCTTCCTTCCAGTCTATCTGTGTGCCTGCCACATATAACATTGATTGTGAATCAACAACAAACTTTCCTGTGCCCCAGTCTTCCAAATGATCATCTTCCCCAATTTTATCTTTGGTGTCAATGAATCCCCATTCGTATTTGAAACCAGCACAACCGCCACCTAAAACTCCAAGACTCACTGCATATTTGTCAGGATGTTTCTTTAAAAGATTTTCCATCTGTGTTTTTGCTGAATCTGTAATTTTAAACCATTGCATAACTGTACTTATTTTAGACCTGCATACCTTTGAATTGTTGTGATCATGTTGCTGAGACCGTTCTGTCTTTGTGGAGTCAGGATTTCAATGATGCCCAATTTGGCCACATCTTCTTTTGTGATCAAACAGATTTCTCTACATGATTGTCCATCAAATATGTCAGCAATTATGGCCGCTGTGCCTTTTGTGATAAAAGCATCACTGTCCACAGTTAAAAATAATCTGTCTTGTCTCAGTTCTGGCACAACCCAAAGTTTGCTGGCACAACCATGTATTTGAAATTCTCGTATTTTGTATTCTTCTTTCATTGGTTTGGCCATCCTAGCCTGTTCAATAATGTATTGGAATCTGTCCATGCCTTCTAGCATTTTGAGATTACTGCCCCAATACTCAATCTTTTCCGTAATTTGAGTCATATATTAGATTAACATTTTCAAACCAAAAACGTGTGGCTTCTTTTTTGCTTCCAAAACTCATGTAGGCCTTGTTGCCACTTGAGTCCCAATGTGTTTCCCAAGCCTTGGTTGTTTCGTACCACCAACCCCAACGTCCTTTGCAGTTTTTTTCGCACCAGTGTATGTAATCTTCTACTACACCGTCTGAATTTAAAAATATAGAATACTTGTATTTTTTGTCATATCCATTGTCTAGAGATTCTTTATCCAATTTTAAAGGTCTTGTCATACGCTTTATATTATACAGGAATTATTGTTTAAGAACAATGATGCCACAGGCCAATCTGTCACCTGCATTACCAGTTTTCAGAGATTCTTCGTTGTCACCTCGACCTAGATCATCAACATCTGCATGTACTACAATACCTCTTCCCACAACAGATCTGTCACCAACTAGATCAACACGTTTGGCCACTATGGTAAAATCAGCAACACCACTGTCATCTGCTGTGACATTTCCAAGATCGCCCACATGACCAGATTCCAAATTGCCATGGTCAACACCATCAGGATTGTAATGACCACCCATTGACGCACAGCCATCGGTCATATCACCAAATTCATGAATATGAAATCCATGTTCACCTGGTTTCAAACCTTCAATCCTGCCTTTGATCAAAGTTGGAGTTCCAGGCTTTTGCATCAGCAGTATTTTGCCTTTGACTTTGTCACTGTGTCGTAGTTCCACAAATGCTTTGACATCTGAGGCTTGTTCGCTTAAAGTTTGAACACTTTCGCATGAACAGGATTCTGCTTTAGTTCTTGGACATGATTGATCTTTAAATTCTTTGAAATGCATACCAATATTTATTTAGACAACCATTTCCATTCGATAGGTTGGTTTTGTGTGATCTTTTGATGATCTCCATTCAAGTTTTCTTTGTAGACATCTTCGGTCCAATTGTGTTTGTATTTTGCTAACCTGTAATGCATTTTTTTCCCAATCACAAAGCCTTGTTCAAGCAGATAACGCAGTTCATCTGTCATGTGTTCTGTGTCTTTGAACTTATTGTAAATTTTTCTGTGTATTTCGCAAATGGTTAATTTTTTCTTTGCATCTGGTTTGTATAAACCATCGACGTGTTTTGAATTAATTATTGGTTCCATTATTGATATTTAGCCACTGGTTGTACAGTTGCTCAGCCGCCATGTTTTTACCTTTGGCCTCTGTTTGTATATCAAAATGTTCACCAAAACTTAATGCCCAATCATTTACTTTTTTGTTAGGCAACAGATCAGAATGTGCTCGTAACTTTTGTTTTTTACAACCTCTTTCCAAAAGCATTTTAATATCATGCATTTCGGAATGCATTTTGTCTCCTAGTCCTGCAGGAGCAAGATGTTCGTCTCTAGAATAACTGTAATGCAGAGTAGGCCTTACTCCACGCCAACTGTCTAACACTTTTTTGACTCTGTCATCTTTTGGATCTATGTATTCTTCCGCTCTTATCCAGTGATGATGTATGTCTAGCACCAGTGCAATTTTGTGTGCTACTAATAGTGTGCTTTCTAGTCCATGTCCCATTTCATCATTTTCTATTGTTATCAAATTTTGTGCTTCTTTTGACAGTCTAGGAAAAACTTTTAACAATCCTTCTGGTCCTAGTTTGCCTGAGATGTGTACATTAATTTTGCAACCGTCATGCCAAGTTTTGCCATAACCCATCCAACGTGCCATGTCAACATGATATTCAAATTCTTCTATGCTTCTTTCCACGATGTCAGGTGTGACACTGCTAAGGCAACAGAACTGACCTGGGTGAAAACTGACTTTGACATCTAAACGTCTAGCAGTTTCTCCAACAGGTGCAAATATCTTGGAACAGTGGTCTTGGATCTCTTGTCTTTGCCACCATGCTTTCCAATTTTTTTCTGTATAACCTTGCAACATTTCAGAACCAAGTCGCACCATTCTACGTTCTGGTGGCAGTGTGGCCACACGTTCAACCATTCTCTTGGCCGCCGCGGCATTGTGATTCATAATGTCCCATTGTCGCTGTTCTGCATCGTTTGGATGCTCTCTCAACCATCGCATAGTGGTTGATCTACCATTGAGATCTCTATCTTTGGCATTGACTTTCATGCCACCAAATTCAGATTTGTCGTTGAGCCATTTACAGCAAAAACCTATACGCATATTGTTATTGTAACAGATTATTTCCAGTTGTCAATTACAAACTGGTCACCGCAATTGAAAGGTTTTGGTTCGCCATGAAAAACTGCAATTTTGGTATTTTCTTCAATTTTGGGAGGGTGTTGAAATATGT